AAAGTCCGGGCTTTGCGCATAAAAAAAGGTTGTGCCAGCATTTTGACACAACCTCTCCTTCATAATTTAAACATTCATAAAATGAATCATTTAAATATTTTTTCCATGTGATACACAGTTTAATGTAGAGGCTTGCATGAATTGCTCTTGAACCCAGACTACTAATCAGTCCAAAATTGAGTATATCATCATCTTCTGTAAGACTTAATATATAAGAATAATAATTTTTTCCATTCTTATACTTTACAAATTGCATATTAAAAAAGTGCTTATTCTGTTCAATCTCTGTTCTAATATACTCATCGTATAAACTATTATATAGTATACCGATACTACAACTCTTATTGAATACTACAATATCTACAAACTGTTTTGTATTAAATATATCAGGATTTAAATCAAAGAGAGCTGCATATATTCGTAGTCCTTTATTATATTTGCTGAAATCCATAAATTTATCTATGATTTAAAAGCTTTTCTAATGGTATCTCTTTTGTAGGATATCTCTGGGGAGATGAAAGAAGTTGATTTAAGTTATTGGGTAAACACCAATCATCACCAATTTTCTCTCCCATAATTATATTTCTTCTTTCAATTTCATATTGAAATATTTCTTCTATTTTTTTGTAACCTAAATAATGAAACATATTGTCGACATAATATCCGGCTCTTTTTATGTATCTTTCATTGTATAACAAAGGTTTGTTAGTATTATGTTCACACTTTATGTGATTACCCTCCCTTATAAAAAAAGGAATTGGAGAGACGTATTTTTCTTCTCTAAGACATAAAAACATATTCAATCTCGTGTGAAGCCCTTGTGCTATTTGCTTTACATAACTGTAGTCGTTCCCCAATGCTATTACTATCGGAACAATATCTGATGAATCGCAAACATTTACTAGTTCTGTACGTAAAGCATACAAAAGTTTTCCCTTATAATCGGTTTGTGTAAAAGTACATAGAGTAGGTCTATATTGTTTTTCCATTGTAGAGTTTTTTATATGTTAGATTTATGGCTGTAAATATAGTTAAAATATTTAATTAACATTCTAGTTTACACGAAAATAACGCATAAAATAAAACATTATGATGAATAGATAAATAGTTATTGTTGGTTCATCGAATTACAAGCAATAATTGTTTGTTGTATTAGGCTGTAGCTGTCGCCTTTCTTTTCACCTTCTTCTCCATCATTAGACATTTTACCAAAGAAATCAGAGATTACCTTTATTGTGTTGTTGACCTTATTGAGGTCTGTTTCATCTTTTACAAGGTCTATCGCTTTTTTTACAGCTTCCTCAGCAAGCTCATTCATTTTGGCATAGTGTTTATTGATAAAGTTGGTTTTTACCCTTGCCAGATTCAACTCTACACTTTCGGCTATTATCTGTACCTTATTGGTATTATCAATATCACTCATGTACCGTGCAGACCAGTTATGTAGAGATGAGATAGACACACCAGTTTGAGCGGCTGTGAGGTAATGATTAAAGTTGTTTTCCTTCAATAGTCTTACAGCCTGTATCTTTTCTTCTTCAGTGTATGAGTTCTTCTTTTTCTTTATAAGTTTCTTCATGTGGATTGTAATTGTTTAAGTGATAATTTAATTAAATCACAAATATAATTGTAATACAGCATATTATTGTTGTAAAAGCACAACTATGATATGGCGATAAATCCTTTTTTTTGCTCTTAAAAAAATAGCTATTATGATAGGAACTGCAATTGGAATAGGTGCCAGTTTGATTGGCGGAGTAATGGGGGCAAGCAAGGCGGCAAAAGCGGCCAATGCCCAACAGCAGATGCTTAACCAACAGCGTAATAAGAATGAGGCTTGGTATAACCGTAACTACTATCAGAACTACTTAGATAGTAAAGAGGCTCAGGCTGCTATAAAGAGAGTGGAAGATACATTGCGTCGTAGAAATCAAGAAGCACAAGCAACTGCCGCTGTTACAGGTGGCACTCCGGAGGCTGTACTTGCTCAACAGGAAAATGATCAGAAGATGATGGGAGAAGTCGTTGGAAATCTTGCTACTCGTGGTGATGCGATAAAGAGGCAGGTCGATGCTCAGAATCAGGCCAACGAGAATGCATTAATGCAGCAACAGATGGCTCAACTACAGGCAAACGAAGCGGGTGGTACGCAGTTATTGGGTAACAGTGGATCGTTAATTAGCTCAGCTCTGAGCTTATTGGATAAGAAAGGGTAAACATATGGCATTATTGGAATATCTTAATAAACCGGCTCCGGCTTCGATGGATGAAGTTGTAGCTCCGGTAGTACCTGAAGGACATAAAGTTTCTGAAATAAGACCTGCTACTCCTAAACAGCCCAATTATGCGGATGCGATTGGCCAGAAAGGTCTTTATGGCTTTTTCAAGGACTTCTACCAAAAGCCGGATCTTGAAAAAGAAGAGAAGATTACTCGACGGGAACGTGCCCTTTCTTTGTTGGGGGACATTGCAAATCTGAGTGGACAGATGTTCGCTTCTACAAAGGGGGCCCGGCAATTCGCTCCGATAAATTCGCAGGTACCTAAGTATAACGAACGGTTGCAGCGTCTTCGGGATGCTAAACGTGTGAATGACGCTGACTATCAAAATAAGTCTCTCTCCATGATTTTTAAGGACTATGAAAGTAAACGTGCAGACGACATGTATAAACGTCAGCAAGAGGCTGCAAAGGCGGCTACAGAGTTGAAATATAATCGTGATTTAACTTTAAAACAAATAGACCAGGCGTTCCAAATAGGAATGTTGGACGCTAAAGGGAAACAGGCCTTACAACAGCAAGCAATAAAGGCTAAGGATGCGAAAGAACTTGCTGCACTCAACCATAAGTATAGATTAAACGAGATTGAAACAAAAGAAAATAGCAATAATTCCAAGATTGTGGATAGTGTTATTGGAGGTGATGGTAATGTCTATACTCGTAATACAAGACTTACTCCAAATGAAGCCCAACAAATTGTGCTCGGATCTGGAATGGGAGAGGACGACTTGGCTCCGTTCCTTTCTCATGAAAGGGACAATATGGGAAATATCATAAAGACTAAGACTGATTGGCAAGCTGCTGCTGCCTACGCATTGCAGAATGGTATGATACCAGCCGAGGAGCTTAAAAGTAGAGGGTTTAAGTATGGTGGAAGAACGGAGAAGGAAGAATCGGCTTCTTTGGGATTAGGATGGAATGAGAATTCAAATAACGGTAAATCACTTGGACTAAATTGGTAGAAATGGACACAAAAGATAATGTTGGGTTACTCTATAATGCATTAAAGAAACAAGGTTTTAATGACATAGGTAATGAGAATATATTCCGCTCAAAAATGGCAAATGAGAATAATCGTAAGATATTATATGAGGCATTAAATAAAAAAGGCTTCAACGATATAGGAGATTATGATACATTTAATTCTAAATTGAATACGAATAGTCCTTCTATTCTTCATCAGGAACAGTCACAGCCACGTCCGAAATCTCCATACGTTGAGGGTAAAGGCGAGGATACAATGATATTCGGTGTACCTTATGCAGATTATCAGCAGATGACTCCGGAAGAGCAATCGAAGCAATACAGTGCCGCAATAGAGAAAAGGAAGAATGATGAAAAAGACTTCTTCTCGAATTATATCAGTGGTCAGTTGGGTGAGATTGATAGTGAATTGAACAAAGAGAGAGAGCCGGTACCTATGCCTGCCGGTTCCGCTTTCATACCTTCTTCTGCCGTTGGTGCCGCACAAAGGTTTGGTAATGGTGATACTAAAGAGACGCAGGATCGTTATACATCGCTCCATGCTACGAAGAACTTACTTGATGATGCTAACAAGCTTGTAGAAGAGGCAAAGAAAGGAGATACGGGCTTTTTCTCTTCACTTGGTAGAGGTTTCAAAGATAAGTTTATGGATACAGACAACTGGACTATGGGACTTACAGATACGGCATATTCCGGTTTGCTTAGAAAGGCGATTGAGAAAGAAGAGAGTGGAGAAGAACTTTCCCCGGAAGAATCGAAGTTACTTGATGCTGCGGCTGTAAACATGGCTACACAGGCTTACTTCTCTTCTGATATGAGTAGAGGTTATAAAGCTGGTAGTACGACGGCTCAAAGTATTCCTTTCATGCTGGAATTTGCTGTTAATCCAGTTTCTTCTTCCGGCAATGCATTAGCAAAAGGTTTGCTGAAACATGGTTTGAAACGCTTTGGCCGTGTAGCAACAAGTAATGCGGCAAAGGTTGCGGGCCGATTGGTTGGTGATGCCGCAGCCGCTGCCGGGATGACAGCTACTTCAAGTATAGGTCGCGTAGCTTCTGGAACCAACGAACGGATGATTGGTGATGTTCAAGCGACAGTAGAAGACGGTGAGATTAAGTATGCAGGCCGTGAGAATGGCATGGAGGTGGGCGAGGCCTTGGGTAAATCAGCTGTCTCTAATTTCCTCGAAAATCAGTCGGAAATGGTCTTTAATGCGTTCGCCGGTGGTGGCAAAATGGCGAAAGAAGCATTGAGCAAATTTATTCCTGACTTTTCTAAGCTTTCCAATAGCGAGATTGTGCAGTTCATCAGCAAGATAAAGAATAATCCTACTATCAAAAACGTTGCTGAACGTACACAGTTTCATGGGCTGTTAGGAGAATATGCCGAAGAGGTATACAACAACTTTGCCAACATTCCACTGGGAGAGATGACTGTTGAACAAGCTACAGATTTAGACAACAACATTGATACATTTCTGGGACTTGCACCGACGTCTGCTGCCTTTGGTCTGCTAGGACTTGGGGGAATGGCACGTGAGAAATATACTACTCAGAGGAACTTACACAGGTTTAAAGAAGGGCTGAATGAGGAAGACCAAGCTTTATTTGATGAATTGCAGCAAGTAATAAATGCCAGTGACAAAGAAACGACTAAAGCATTTATCAAAAGGACGCTCGCAGATGAAAAACTAACTCAGGAAGAAAAGAAAGAGCGTGTCTTTGCTGTTCAGGATATGCAGGAAGAAAGGGTACTTGAAGATGTGCAGAATGAAGATGTGTCTGCTGGCGTTACTTCCGAAGATATTGAAGCAAATAAGATTGATATTTACCGTAATTTTAAACGAGCTGAGAGAAAAGTAAACAGTCTCTTGCCTGAGGAAATTGTTTCTCAGTTGGATGCTGTTTCAGACCTTGGGCAGTTTGCATCGACCAATAACCTGAATGAACAACAGGTTTCGGCTCTGGCAGATTATCTTCCGGCAAAGGAGATATTCTCGCAGTACGTCGATCATACCAACAAAAGAAAGGAAGAGGCAAAGATGCAGGCCCGCGAACAGGCAATGGCCGACGTCGAAAGGATTAGTAATCCAGAAACAGGCCTTGTTATTCAGGCTAAACATAAGTTTGCCGATAATCCAGTTTATCTTGTAGGTGGTAATCTGTCATTTGGTGAGGATGGCTTTCTGGATCGGGACAATTCAAGCGAGACTATTTATTATGTCGATGAAACCGGTGAGCGAAAGATGGCCCAGGCTGAGGACTTTGATAGCGTTCTGTCCGAGGTCCCTATTGATGATATGATTGTTCAGGCTGAGATTAATGCTGAACAAGATTTCGTCACTAATGAGGAAGAAAGCCTCCGTTCTCCTGATATTCCTGCACCTGTTCGTGGAGAAACTGTTATGATGGATGGTAGTCGCTATCTAATAGAGGGTGATAATATGGATGACCCAGGTCAAAGTGTAATGGCTATAAAGTTGGATGATGCCGGTGAAATAGATATCGAGAATGGAGATGAACGTCCAATTAGTATTGATGATTATTATAGTCTGAAAGAGTCCGAAATGTGGCAAGATGATATTGTCCCGGCCCCCTTGCAGGAAGAAACCCAGCAAACGGAAGAGACGCCATTGGAATCTGAAGTTATTCAAGAAGAAACGGACCAAGTGTCTGTTCCTGTTGAGGGAGAATCAGTCAAGGAAGAAACACCGGAACAAAGATTACAAAAGGTTCTTGATACCCTTCCCAAGAAGAAGGACGGAAGCATTGACTATAAAAGTATGACACCACAGCAACAGTTTGACTATACCAGTGCTGTTGACTCTCCCGAAGTGGCTATTGAGGATTTGAAAGGCGATGTCGCTGCGAAGAATGAAGAACTTGAAAAAATTAATGCTCGCCTGGCAAAAGCAACCGGAGGTGAACGCGTCGAATTACGTGATCTCATACGATCTAAAAAGAAAGAGCTGGACGAATTGAATACTTTCTTCCAGAGCGTCGTTCCTGAACAATCAGATACTTCTGAGAGTATGGAGACTTCACAGGTACCGGAAGAAGTGCGTACTGATGAGGATTATATTAGTTGGGTTGCTGATAACTCAGATGATGCCAATGAGGTTCTTGGTGCTTATTCTGCCGCTAAGGACCTGGCCAGCCATGAACAGACATTGAAACCATGGCAACGTGAGTTGCTTGGTAGAAAAGTTAGTACTTCTTCTTTTAATCGCTTTGGTGATCGTAATCAGATAACCGGTGCTTTAGCGAAAGGTTGGCTAAGAAAAGACGGTCAAGAAATAGATACTATTGCTCAGGAATTAAGTGAAAATGGGGTAGAGGTGACAGAACAGGATATAGTTGATTTCATGCTTACTAATCCTTCGAACCATGTCAGTCAGGTATCAGATACAATGCGCTCTTTATCTTCCAAGTTCAGTGAGATAGCCACCAAAGAAATGGGTATTCCTGTTGGTGGTCCGGAAAGTAACACAGGTCGGTTGTACATCAAACTGAAAGAGGCGGATCAAAAAATAGATAAATTGACAGATAAACAGAAGAATGAAATAGAGGAGGCTTTGTCTGCTGATATGGATGCTTCTGATACGCAGCGCACCGATAGCTATTATGAGGCTTTAGATGATTACATTCAGCAATACGATCAGTTCCGTAATGAGTTTGATGAAGAAGCTGCAGATGAAGCTATAATTCAGTCTATGGAAGAGAATAACCCGGAACTGTATCATGGTGGTTTTACTGCTGATGAATTAGATGACATTTACTCACAAATTGAAAATAACAATGGAACAGAAAGACAGGCAGAGGATAGCCGAGAAAATCAATCTCCGTTATCTGGAGAAGAAGTTAAGCAGCACGGAGAACCCGGAACATCGGAAGTTGCTGCAACAGAGAATAGCGAAGGTGAAGAACAAAATAACGGAGTTATCCCAAATGAACAATTAGAAAACATAGATACGCGGAAGCTATTAAATACAGAACAACCTACAGTCAGTGATTTGTCTGTTGTAGAACCATCTTCTTCTATTCAGGAAAATGGTAACAATACTTTGAACTCTGAGGACAATTCTGTATCTTTGCAAGGTGACAATCAAAAAGTTAACGAAAATGATGAAGTATCTGAATCAATTCCACAAGGAGAGCACGGAACGTTGCTTGAAATATCTGGCGAACAGGAAGAACCGGTCTATCAATTACGACGAAGAATTGAAGAGGCATCAAGAAATGCATCGGAAAGCGAAAGAGGCAGAGGCCACCAGCAAGAAGTAAATCAAATGATCGAGGCACAGGCCAAAGAAAGCGGCTTGTGGACTCCTATACAAAATCTTTCCAACCTCGGTACACCATTCCTTAGCGGAAATGAAAATGATACTTATTTAGATCGAGAAAACGATGCTGTTTACAAGATGAATAACTTGGTAAACAGTAAGAATCTTCCAGAATTATTCAAACGCATTGACCTTCATAATGAGCTTTTTCCGCAGACAAAGTATGAATTAGTTGGTTTTACAGGTTTCGGTAATGGCGGTGCCATTTATCCAATATATAAACAAGAATATATAGATAATGCAGAGTTTGCCACTCCAGAAGAGATTGGTAACTATATGCAGGCTCTTGGCTTCAATAAAACAGGTGAAGCTGAATATTCAAATGGAGACGTTACCATATCAGATCTGCGCCCACGTAATGTATTGAAAGATGCAGAAGGTGATGTTTATGTCATTGACGCTGATTTCAAACGTAATATTCCTACCCCGAAAGAAAACAATCCAGCACAATTTGTTTCTCCCCAATTGGAACCTGGGGAAGATATATTGGATTATACCAATAGAATATCAGAGTCTAAGCGTCTATTTGATGCTGAACAGGAAGTAGATACTAATCCAACTGAGGCACAGAAGTCAGCCGGTAACTATAAGAAAGGGCATATTAAGATTGATGGGTACGACATTACTATTGAGAACCCGAAAGGTAGTGAGCGTTCGGGGGTAGATACTAATGGCCAACCGTGGAGTGTTACCATGAACAACACTTATGGTTATATCCGTGGTACGGAAGGAGTGGACGGTGATCATATTGACGTATTCTTGTCGGATAATCCGGCCGGTGGCAAAGTATATGTCATTGACCAGATGAATGAAGACGGTTCCTTTGATGAACACAAGGTAATGTATGGCTTCAATTCTGCTTTGGCAGCAAAGAGGGCTTACATGAAGAACTATTCTCCAGGTTGGAAAGGTTTAGGAAAGACTACAGAAGTATCAAAAGAGGTGTTCAATGAGTGGGTGAAATCTTCAAAACGTAAGACGAAACCTTTTGCTGAATACAAGATTGCAAAAGAAAATGTTGATAATATCGCAGAAATACAGTCAGAAGACGTAGTACAAGCCGACACGGTGGAATATGGGGTTTCCAATAAATTGGTGTCTAAGGATAGATACGAAGAATTGAAGAATAAACTTCGTGGAAAGCTTGGACAAATGAATATTGGTTTTGACCCTGAATTGTTTTCCATCGGAGCGGAGATGGCGGCATATCATATTGAAGCTGGTGCCAGGAAATTCGGAGATTTTGCTCAAAGAATGATTGAAGATGTTGGCGATGCCGTTCGTCCATATTTGAAATCTTTCTATGAGGGTGCACGCCAGTTCCCGGGTATGGAAGACTTTCAGAAGGACATGGATGAATACCATGCAGTGAAGGACTTTGATACTGAATCATTTGATAAGGCTGTAGAGCCCATAGATAAAGCTACATTGCCTGCCAAAGAAAGTAAGTCAAATAATAGGAAATCATCTGAGAATACGGTATCTTCGCAAAAGAGTGAAAGTAATAAGCCTGCCGAGATGCAGGATTTGTTTAATCAAAATTTAGAAGATCATGGCGAACAAAGAAACTCCGAAGAGCGAAATCCGGATACGGATAGAAGCATGGGAGGAAAAACACGGGAAGAAGCTGTCAGAACTGAACGGCGAAGAAACGATACAGGCGTGCATGGACATAATGTGCCTGACACGGACAGAAGCGGAAGAATACCTGAGTCAACAGGCCGCGTCGTCTCTTCTGTAAAAGTTCAACGAAATCGAAATAACTATAATTTCGGTGAGAACCACATTGATGTTCCTGCCGGTGATGTTGCCAAATTAAAGGCAAACATTGATGCCATCCGTACACTTAGAGAAGTGGAGAATAGCGGAAAGCCGGCTACGGAACAGCAAAAAGCAAAGTTAGCCCGTTATGTAGGCTGGGGAGGATTGGCTAACGCATTAGATGAAAATAAATTTAAAGCCAGTGAACGTTCTTGGATTGCCGATGCCAACTGGAACGCGAAGTACCTCCCTTACTACAAGCAACTAAAAGAATTACTCTCTCCTGAAGAATTTAGAAGTGCGGTCCAATCAACCACTACGTCGCATTATACTCCCGAACCTATAATCCGAAATCTTTGGAACATTGCTACACGCGTAGGGTTTACCGGTGGAATGATAAGCGAACCGGCCATGGGAGTGGGGCATATTCTTGGTTTGATGCCTAAAGGTATTGCCGAAAATTCTCAAATCAGCGGTTTTGAGATTGACAGTTTATCTGGCAGGATCAGTAAAGCATTATATCCAGATGCTAATACAAAGGTACAGGGCTATGAGACGGAGTTTGCTCCACAAAGTAAAGACCTGATTATTACTAATGTGCCTTTTGGTAAAGATGCTCCTTACGATAAGTTCTTGGATAAGTCTCTTAGGAAAAAGCTTGGTGGGGCATATAATCTTCATAATTATTTTATAGCAAAGGGATTACTTGAACTGAAAGAAAATGGTTTAGGTGTATTTATTACGTCGTCTGCAACTATGGATGGTGCTAACAGCCGGTTCCGTGAATTTGTTGCCGGTAATGGCTTTGATATGGTTGGAGCTATACGCTTGCCCAATGATGCTTTCCAAAAGAATGCAGGTACGAGTGTTACGGCCGATATCCTAGTATTCCGTAAGAGAAAAGCAGGTGAGGTGGCTAATGGCGTGAATTATATTTCCACTACTCCTGTGGGAGAGGGTACCTATGAAGAAAAAGGCGAGAAGCGGACGAAACCCATAATGATTAATGAATATTTTGCTGCCCGTCCTGAAATGATGCTGGGAGAAATGATGACGGCATTTGATGCTGGTAGTGGTGGCTTATATAGTGGAGCTTCGCAGACATTAAAGGCTCGGTCTGGTCTGGACTTATCTCAAGCGCTTAGTGAAGCTATCGGAAAGTTACCGGAAAATATTTTGGGAAAGGTAGAGAATAGTGCTGTGGTTAAGGATAAAGAACAAACCACCCAGAAAGATGGAACATTGACCGTTAAAGATGGAAAAATATATGTTGCCATGAGTGGGGTTTTAGAACCAGTTCCCGTAAAAGAAACGTTTACCTACAACGGTAAATTGCAGAAAACGGTAGATGCTGTACAGAGTTACAATGATCTTAAATCCACACTAAAGAAACTTATTGCTGCGGAACAGAGCTTAGATATAGACCCTGAACCTATAAGGAAAGAGCTAAATAAACAGTATGATGCTTTTGCAAAAAAATACGGTACACTCAATCGTAACAAAGCATTAGATAATGTTCTCGTAGAAGACTTTGAACGTTACCTTCCTCTATCATTAGAAGACGTTACCAAAGTGCCATCTGCCACAGGTAAATCATCGGTTTACCAAATAACCAAAGGTAAAGGCATTATGGATAAACGAGTTAGTTATCCTGTGAAAGAACCATCTAAAGCGGATAATTTGCAGGATGCTGTAAACATCAGTCGCTCCTATCGTGGCGCTATAGATATCCCATATATTTCTCAACTAATAGCGAAGAGTGAGGAGGAAGTTATTGATGATATGTTGCGTGATGGGGTGGCATATCGTGACCCTTTGACTGGTGATTTAATAGATAGGGGTACATATCTTTCCGGTAATGTTAAAGAAAAACTGGAAGAGGCAAGAGCTGCAGCGGAACGTGACCCGGCCTTTGAAAAGAATGTGGAAGAACTTATCAATGTCCAACCTGAAATGATACGCTTTGGTGATATAAGCTATCGTCTTGGTACCCCCTGGATACCTACTGAGTTCATTGATAAGTTTGCGGAGGATGTCTTAGGGCTTTCGGATACTGGATTGAATTTTGTTTCAGTATTAAATGAATATGTCACAGGCAAATCTATTAGTGTAGCAGATTATGCAAAAGCCGGCATATATAAAACTGACCGGCTTGGAACGATTAATTTATTCGAGGCTGCATTAAATCAACGGAAACCGAAAGTTTATGATGAGATTAAAAACGGGGAACAAAAGATACGTGTCGTCAATGAGGTGGAGACACAAGCCGCTGCTGAGAAGGTAATGGAAATCTCTGATAAATTCATTGAATACATCGACGGGCAGAAAGCGTTTCATAAAGAGTTAGAACGGATTTACAATGACAAGTATAATAACTTCCGCCTGAAGGAATATGACTTGCCAACTTTTGAACATTATCCAAATTCTAATTCCCAAATAACATTGCGTATCCATCAAATGAGAGCTGTACAGCGTAGTTTAGGGGAAAGCACTTTGTATGCTCATCAAGTAGGTACAGGCAAAACATTCACGATGATTACCACCGCGATGGAAATGCGGCGTTTGGGAATCGCCAGAAAACCTATGATTGTTGTTCAAAATGCCACATTGGAAGATTTTGTAAAAGACTTCTATAAACTATATCCAGGTGCTAATGTCTTGGCTCCTGGGAAAGATGAACGAAGTGCAGATAATCGTAAACGTTTATTTAATTTGATTGCAACGGGGGATTTTGATGCGATTATCATACCTCAATCATTTATGCAATTTATACCAGATGATGAGGGGCGAAAGAAGAAACTCATTCAACAAAAGATTGAGGAGTATGAGAGAGTTATTGAGGCTACTGAGAATGACTCTTTGAGGCGTAGATTAGAAAAGGAAGTAGCTGACCTTCAAAATCAATTTGAAGGAGTTGAGAAACCTAAAAAACGATCAGTAAAAGATAGGGCCAAGGCTGAGAATCGTATCAAAACTAAAATGGAACGCCAGCTTGATCGGAGAACCGACGATGTATTGACTTTTGAGCAAATGGGCATAGATGCATTGTTTATTGATGAGGCTCATAACTATAAGAAGATTGGGTTTGTTAGTAAGATGAGCAATGTTAAAGGTATTGATACTACTGCATCCCAACGTGCAAACAGCTTGCTACTAAAGGCCAAATGGGTACAGGAGAAGAATAACGGCCGTAATGTAATACTTGCTACCGGTACTCCTATAACGAATACGATGGCAGAAGTCTGGACTATGATGAATTTTGTTGCCCCTGATATTCTTGAAGCTTATAACATTCAGACTTTTGATGAATTTGCAACAACATTCGGTACGGTGGAACCTTCTCTTGAATTTACGGCTACCGGGAACTTCAAAATTGCGGACCGCTTTAAGAGTTATGTCAATGTACCGGAATTGGTGAAAGCTTTCCGTAGTCATGCCGATGTTGTTTTGACGGAAGATGTAGAAGAGTTTCAGGAAAGTAGTAGTATTCCAAAACTCCGGGATGGAGCGATGACCAATATTGTCATTGATAAAAACGAAGATCTGGAAGACGTAATGCAGATTCTCATAAGTGAGTTGGAAAGATTCAGCAAAATGAGCGGTAAAGAGAAAAGAAGAATGAGCGCACTTCCTCTTGTTGTTTTTACTAAAGCAAAACAAGCTGCGATTGATCTCCGATTACTTAATCCTTCATTTGCAGATAATCCCAATAGCAAGACTAATCAGGTTGTATCAAATGTCGTAAAACTTTATAATGAAAGTAACGCGGATAAAGGGGCACAACTTATTTTCTGTGATAGTTATCAGTCTCCCGGGGAACAGCCCAAAATGGATTTGTTTGACTATGATCCGAATACTCCTCGTTTCAATCTTTATGAGGACATAAAACAAAAACTGATAGTCCAGGGAATACCTGCCAACGAAATTGCTATCATTAATAACTATGATGGTGAACGTCGGAAAGGTTTGTTTGAGAAAGTACGTTCTGGTGATGTTCGTATATTACTTGGCAGTACTGAGAAAATGGGGGTAGGCGTTAATGTTCAGGATCGCCTATATGGTTTGCATCATATTGATGCTCCGGTACGTCCTATGGACTTTGAGCAAAGGAATGGTAGAATCCTTCGGCAAGGCAATAATTATGCTCTGTGGGGCAAACCTGTAAATGTAGTGACCTATGGTGTTCAGGGAACTTTGGATGCTACGGCTTATGACCGCCTGAGAATAAAACAGAACTTCATTAATCAAATGATGAAAGGTAATGTTTCTGGCCGTATTATGGAAGAACAGGATGATGAGGACCCTAGCGGAATGACATTTAATCAGATGGCAGCTACATTGTCTGGTGATAAGACGGCTCAACTTCTATTTGTTGCTGAGAATTTATTAAAGAAACTACGTAATTTAAAACGAAGTGATGCAAACAGTAAGAGTGGCATGGCTGAGAGTATTGAGTATACCAGAAATCGAATTATCCATGATAAAGGTCAGAAGAAAGTATATGAACGTGCTTATAAGACTATAAGTGAGTATTTTCCTGATGGCGTTGAGAATGTTACAGTTGACGGTGAAACTTACACGGAGAAATTTGGACCTGCATTAGAGCCGGTTATTGCCTCTTATGAAGATGCATATAGCCTTAATCGTGGGACAGCGCCTCTGAAGATAATGTTGAATAATAGTAAGGCGGAAGTCATTGTCCATTTCAATGAGGGTAGGATGGTGTATGAACTGTATGCTGGCAATGAACATATTGTCGAAGGACGCCAATTCAATGGTGGTAAAGGTTTGATGTCAAGTATTGAGCACCAGTTGAAGGCCGTGGAGAAAAACTTGTCTGATATTGATGAGAAGATAGCTTCCTATGAAAAGAGGGTCCAGGGACTAACGGAAGCAATGAATACTCCGTGGGGACGCGAAGATGAATTAAAAGCAGCTGAAAAGGAAGTTGAGGGCTTGAAAAAACAATTGGAAGAAAAAGCTAAAGCATCGGATGAAAATAAAAAATATCGTATTGCTGAAGATGAAAGTACAAGGAATAGTAAGCGCCTGTCTTCCGTTATAGTGGAACAGGCGAAGATGTTGAATACTCCTGTACGGATTATAAACAGCATTGATGAATTGCCGAATGATGATGATGCTCGCATCCAAATAGAAAATGGAAGTAATGTGAAAGGATGGTTTGATTCAAAAACAAAAGAAGTTGTCGTTTACCTGCCTAATGCCGTATCTGTTGAAGATGCACAGGTTACTGTATTGCACGAAACTGTTGGGCATCGTGGGCTTAATGAAGTGTTCGGAGAACAGTATGATGATTTCATTGATAAGGTTTTTGAAAATGCCGTTCCGGCTACGAGAAGAAAAATCATTGACCTTGGAATGAAACGCGGGTACAATTTTCATTTGGCCACAGAGGAATATCTTGCTGAAATGGCCGAAAAGGGTTTTGAACGTGAAAAAGGTTTCTTGCAGACAATTAAGTCTTTGTTCACAGATATGCTCCATCGAGCTAAAATCAAACTTGGTTTCAGATTGAATGATGGAGATTTACGATATATGCTTTGGAGAACCTATCAATTGAAGACCGAAGGACGCTCGACAGATTCTTTCGCTAAGGATATGTCCATGCGATATAAATTGAAAGTTGGTAATTACCGAGAGACGCCGGTGCGGAAAAAATACAGGAGCGATAATGCAACAGCTGAGAAAGATGTAGCTAAACATTTGTATGAGGCCCGTACTTTAGACAGGATGTATAAGTATCAAGAAGCGTATCAAGATAGCATGCTGGGCTTGAAAGCTCTGCAAGAGGCACTCGAAAAAGAAACGGATAAACCTATATCTGACTATGAAAATGCTTATATGGCCGAAAACCAATTAAGTAGTAAGAATTCATTTGAACAGGAATTTTATAAAATGAATTTCTTCGATCCGATAATGTCAGAAGTGAACAAACTAATAAAGACCGGGGTAGAGTATGACGATATACTGGATTATTTGAAAGCTAAACATGGTCTTGAAAGAAATGAAGAATTTGCCAAACGTGCTGCGGAAAAAGCAAAAGAACCATTTATTGAAAAGATTAATGATCTGGAAAATCTTCTGGTTCAGGGTGGTATTGATGGTTTGACTTTCGATGAAGAACGAGATAACTTAAAGTCAGAGATGGAGGAAGCGGCTGAAGATGCGTATTTTGAAGCTCGTGGAAAAGATTTCTCTGGTTTGTCTTCACTTACTGGTGAGGAAGAGAATTTTACTGCTGAGGCAGAGAAACTGGTTTCCGCTTTTGAGGATACCAATGATACTGTAGTTCTTTGGGAAAAGATTAATGCCGCAACGAAAGAAAGTCTCAAAAAGACTTATGAATGTGGCTTAATGACGAAAGACGCCTACCAGAATGTTAGTAATATGTTCCAGTATTATATTCCTTTGCGTGGCTGGAAAGAAGATACTGCAGCAGATGTTTATGATTATATCATGGAAGAACGTCCAATATTCAATGTACCTGTGAAGAAAATGGAAGGTCGGGTGTCTGAGGCTGACGATCCGCTGGCAACAATAGCTAATATGGCCGAAAGTGCCATCATGCAGGGGAATAGGAATCTTATGAAACAACGATTCCTGGCAATGGTTATTAATCATCCAACAAGCCTTGCTACAGTGAAGCAAATGTGGTATACTTATGATGGGGTGAGAGATGAATGGCAGCAAGCTCTACCTGAGATACCGGAAGACGCAACAGGGGAGGAAGTGGCTGCTTTAGTCGAAGAATTTGAAAGAAGAATGGTAGAGCTTGCAAGAGAAGGACTGGCTCGCAAAGGACGGTTAGAGGTACCATATAGGGCATTGCCCAGAGAACAAAGGCAGCACATGGTCATAGTAAAGAAAGATGGCCTTGAATACACTGTTTATATTAATGGTAATCCAAGGGCGGCACAGGCTATGAATGGTTTGACAAATCCAGATAGTGGTTCCCATAAACTTGTAAACTTGGTTAAGCGCATCAATCGGCAAATGGCTGCAAACTTTACGACCAGAAATCCGGCTTTTGTAATTAGCAATTTGGCAAGAGATGTGATATTTTCCACTTCCGCAATAGCTATTAAGGAAGATCATAAGTATTCAAGTCGTTTTAGAAGGAATCTAATTAAAAATGGACTGGGGTTAAGACTTGGAGAATTGTTATATAAGTCTGAGAAGAACTCTCTCGACCTGAATAATGAATTGGAACGTTATTTTTCGGAGTTTCTTAGAAATGGTGGAGAAACAGGCTACACGGCGTTACATAGTGTAGAAGAACATCGAAAGATGATAGAGCGTTCAATTATGGATGCTAAAGGCCTTGTCGATTTGGGACGGATATTTGGAGTTAAACCAGGTAAAGTTACCGTACCTACAACAATGGGGATTGTACCTGCTTTCCAGTTTATGGCAAAATGGACTGAGTTTGGTAATAGATGTGCTGAAGATGTAAGTCGTTTCACTACTTATATGACGAGCCGTCAAATGGGACGGAGCATATCAAGAAGTATTAGTGATGCAAAAGAAGTTACGGTGAATTTCAATAAAAAAGGAGCTGGTGGCCTGGGCGCTACTACATTTAAGTCTCTTTTCTTATTTTTCAATGCTGCTGTACAAAGTTTAGCTAATTTTGCGAATTTAGCAAAGGCTAATCCAAAGCGTTTTTCTGCTGCAATTGGTGGCTTTACTGCAGCTGGGATATTATTGCCTATCATGAATAACTTACTCATTGGTATGTTTGGTGGTGATGATGATAAAGATGCCTATGAAAACCTGCCGGAATGGGTAAGGAAGAATAATTTCTGTTTCTGGTTAGGTGGTGATAAGTTCCTTACTATTCCAATACCAATCGAATTGCGTGCTTTTTATGGAGCTGGCGAACTGTTCCGTTCTTATATGGAAGGTAAAGGGGATAATCGCAATATTGGAATGGAGTTGATGGGACAGTTTACCGAATTACTGCCTATTAACCCATTTGGTGGTGGAGAGTGGAATGTTCCCAAAGGTACACCAACGAAAAATATAGTTGGTACTGTTGTTGGCAATCTAATGCCTGATGCTGGTAAACCGGTTTATCAGGTAGCACAGAATAGAAATTTCTTTGGTAAACCCATTTACAAAGATAATTTCAATGAACTTATGCCGGAATGGACTAAAGCTTATGCCGGCACATCTAAGGCTCTTGTTTCCTCTGCCAAATTACTGAATGAAGTAACGGGTGGTGATAAATACGATAGAGGGCTATTAAATATGAACCCGGCAATTCTTGAACATTTCTTTGAAAGCTATTTTGGAGGATTGGGGAAAACCATAAATCAGGTCGGAAAGACGGTTTCAATGATATGGGACGAAGATGAAAGAATGTGGCGGAGTGTTCCTGTATTAAATCGGTTCTTGAGTGGTGGTGATGAAAGGAATGTTTTCAGTCGTGTAAATGAGGCATACTTTAATTACTTGGGCGAGTATAAGGTCGTTGAGAATAGACTTCGCGGCTATAAAAAAGAAATGAAGGCTGGAGATGGCCTTTATAGAGCAAAACTGGAAGAGCTGGAAACTTCTCCAGAGTATAAACGGTATGCAATCCTAAAGAAGTATCAGAAGCGGGTAAAAGCCTTTCAGGACAAAATAAAGGAGGAAACAGATCGTGAAGACAGGAAAGAGTATGAGACTGGTCTGAATCTTCTTAAAACAGAAATAGTAGAAGAACTTCGGAGCGTTAAGTAGCTTTTGTTGTAAATCAACAACTACCTAATGGGTTAACTGTCTTACTTTTGTGAAAAATGTGTAGCTATGAATAAGTTTTTGAATAGAAATGTAAAGCCAGTACGTAAGAAAGATGCTTCTCGTGAACAGAGACGTAACGAGAAGCATCTGGATATTCTGGATGAATTCAGTAAATATTGGGCTTCATTGGATGAGGCTCGTCAAAAGATGCGCCGTAGTGTGATGTACGCTTATGAGGACCAGTGGGGAGATTATATTAAAGACCCGGAAACGGATTTGATGATAAGAGAAGCGGACTTAATCAAAAAGAATGGTAAGGTTCCATTGAAAAACAATATGATTAGTCCCATTCTTAAAAATATTGACGGGCAGTTTCGTAATAATGTAACTCAGTCTATCTGTACAGTTCGAGATCAGAAAGAGGCCAAAATCGGAGAGATGATGAGTATTGCGGTTGAATATGTCCATGATCTTAATGAAATTCGGGAGTTGGACTCTGATAGTCTCAGATTAATGTTATGTGGTGGCTATGTGGGCCAGCGTGTGGAATATGGCTGGAACCCGGCTAAACGGATGAATGACGTTTGGGTTTATGGCTGTAATCCAGCGCGTATGTTTTTCAATACGAATATTGAGGATGTCCGTACCTGGGACTTGAATTGTATCGGTGAAGTGTATGATATGCCACTCGATAAGGTTGTTTCCCTATTTGCTAAAAGCCGGGCTGATAAAGAGTGGATAGAGAACATATATCGTGTGAGCGACACATATCTTACTTATGATGGTTTGCAGGGAAGGGAAACGAAAGATTTAGATTTCTACACCCCATCTCGTCCTGATTTGTGTCGGGTTATCTTTGGGTGGAGGTTGGAGAGCCGAGAGGCATTCTTCTGTCATGATACACTGAAAGGTACATTCTACTATATAGGATTGAATGAAAAGAAGGAAATTGATTGGGAGAATCAACAGCGAACGAATGAGGCGCTTGCTCATGGTGTTTTGCCGGAGGACATATTGTTGATCGAATATGAGTATGGCAATGAACAGTATTGGTATTACCGGTACATGTCCCCTTGGGGAGACATTCTTCAAGAAGGCCGGAGCCCTTATTGGCATGGTTCGCATAACTATGCTTTCCATGTGTACCCAATGATACAGGGAAAGGTCTTCAATTATGTAGAGGATTTCATAGACCAGCAACGTGCTATCAACCGAACAATGACATTGATTGATTTCATTCGTAGTTCATCTTCCAAAGGTGTATTGATTGTTGATGAATCGGCTTTTGAAAGTATGACTCGCGAAGAAATAATCGACGAATATGTGCGGTATAATGGAGTTCTGTTCTGTAACCTGAAAAACGGTCAGAATCTTAGTAATGTCGTTCAGCAATATAATGGTCAGGCAGCTGTTGCCGGTGATTATGAACTATTGAATTTGCAGTTGAAGCTCATCAATGATATTTCAGGCGTGAATAGTGCTATGCAAGGTAAACAGCCAAGTGCAGGCACAGCCGCAAGTTTGTACGCACAACAAGTTCAGAACTCTTCATTGAATCTGAAAGGAATGTTTGAATCGTTCAATTCATTCCGTAAGAGAAGGGATTATATGGTTATGCAAACCATCCAGCAATATTATACTTCTGCCAGACACATTGATTTGTCTGGGAGGGATTATTCGGAAGAAGCAAAGTACTATGATCCGGATAAAGTTCAGAATGCACAGATTGATTTGAAAATCACTGAGGGCACTAATACTCCATCATTCCAGATGCTACAGAATGACTTTTTGATGCAACTCTTTGAACGGAATGCGATTGATGTCAAGACATTGTTGGAGAATTGCTCTTATCCGTTTGCTACAAAGATACTCGAAGCTATCAAGCGAAACGAGCAGGCTTTAATGAATCAACAGGCAATGGGGGGTGTTCCTGGAGAAATAATGCCGCAAGGCAACGCGCTTATGCAACGTGCCGGAAATGATGCGTTTGCATCTCCTGAAGACGGAATGGTGCAACATGCAGCTTAAATGGAGGCCTCACTAACAATACGTGTCTTTTGGGTTCGCTTAAACTCCCGCCTAATTCGCGGGAGTTGCCATTTGTAGCATACATATACAAGGATGGCTGTTGCCATAAGGTAGTCGTCGTGACAACCTTCGGCAGCGCCCATTTCCTTACCATTCTCTTTAAGTTCGTAGGTATCCATCTCAAAGGTCGTAGGTTTGCTACGCTCGATATACAGAAAGTCACGCATAGCAGATTTGAGGAAATTAATGATTGTCGGTTTAGTTTTGGGATTGGTGTGGAAACCATATTTGACTGGTAACCCCTGCTTAATTTGCTCAGGAGATGTACGAGAATAAAGGTTGTCGTAGTACTCTACCACTTCATCCAAAACGTAGTCAAAATTATCTCCTTCGGTTCCTTCAGTTTCAAGCGTGTTGCTTTCAATTACAAGCACGGCATTTCCGTATGCAGCCGCTATCTGTACGGCTTTCCATATCAATAAGTCGTGCTCGATATGTCCATGCCATTCGGCGACAATTTCCGGTAGCCCACCTTCTTCCAGCATTGGGAGCCGGTCAGCCACTTTAATACACGAGAAGTCTGCGGCTTCCGATGTACCACCAATGTCGACACTAACCACATATCGGTCATAATACTTTTCTGTATAGTCGGGAAGTGCCCATACCCACAGGATGTTATTCAGGTCCTTTGTAGGCTCTATGTGCTCAAAACGAATATTAGATAGTGCGTTCTTACCTTTAATATCGTTTGCCACAAATTCGCCATAAAAACAAGGCGGGAGAGTGGCTGTCCGAACTTGTTCGACGTATTTTTGTGGGAATATTCTCCGGCCCGTGCTCTGGAATGCTTCTGCGGCCGTAGACGGATACTCGGAACACATACGCCATTTATCTTTAAATTCCAGCGATTTGTCTCTGTACCAAGCAATAGCTTCTAAAGTTGCACCAATCTCAAACAGCCAGTATTCATATTCGGTCATGGTGGCAATAAACGCATTGTATGTTTTTGGATCGATGCGTTTTGAATATATATCAATCATGAACCAGGGAATGAACACTGGAGTGAAATTGTTACGTCCTTCGACTGCATCCAACCAAGTACGGTGAAAATAGTTACCTACTCCTTTGGCGGTGGATTCCAAAACCTTGATAGTGTAGGGGCCGCTAAGTATTGACCCGAATATAGATTGTACAAGGTCTTCCGGTTTCTTTCCCTTAGTTTCTTTCCATAAACCGACTTCTGTCAAGTGGGCCATTGATATATCTTCTGAACGAAGACTTTCCGGTTTCTCTGCCGAACCTATAGAATATCGGCTATTCGTTGTATTGATGGAACGCGTCTTCTGTGAGCCTTGATATGGATTCGTTTTTAGGCGGATACCGCCCGTTGCCCATGTAGGCATATTGTCGACTGCTTTTTGAAGCATACCAGATACATTCCGGGCTGCGGATTCAATGTGCCCACAGATAGCAGAGTTCCAATTGGAACGATGTATAAGCTGTATCCACAACATATAAAGCTGGGTAAGCGTGGAACCGCCCCATTGACGGGCTTTACACAGAATAATGTCGATAGGGGCACCGGCAATGCGAAGCTTTTCCAGTTCTTTTAAATAGTATCTTTGTGCCCGGTTAAGTAAAAATGCTATGTCTTTTCCTTTTCCTTTCGCCGATATCTGAATACATGAATAGGCCCAGTATTCAAAGTCATAATCAATTCGTTCCTGGCAAAAAGATGTCCAAAGCTCATTCCTTATTTTATCCGATATGCCCTGTTTGAGGATGAACTTGATATACCCATTAAATCCAATTTCAATGAGCTTTTGCACAAAACCGGTTTCCGCGAATTGTTCCGGAAGATACATTTCTTCAATAGGACAGTCTTTTATATAGACCTTTTTCCGGGGAATAGATGTTGACCCTTCGCCGGTTATCGGATTATATGGACTTCGTATTATTGCAAGTCGTTCTCTGTTCTTCTGTATTATTTCATTTACGGTCATATATAAACCTCCTGGATAAGAGGCTTATCGCAAATGATATTAGAAAGCTATATACGTGGATAAGCGTATTGATATGTGGAGCGAATAAGCCCGTGGTTAGAAAAGAAAAAGCAAGTAAGAGAATGATTTTCGGCATATAACGATGTTCAACTCCAGCTGTAATAACGCCTACCATAGATAAGACTATTGCTGAGGCACCAACTGTCGGTTCCTGATAGGTCGCAAAGATTGCTGAGAGAATAGAAGTTATAATCAATATTGGTATAATTATATATAGGTTGAAGTTCCGGAGCCTTCTCCAGTAAAACAAAAATAATGCAGAGTTGATACTTAGATGGAAAAAATTAGTGTGGACAAAGCTATAAGTAATATAGTTCCACCATTCGCACCCATTATATATACCTAATTGCGTAGTGTCGCAATAAAAGCCAATGGAGTATATGAATACAAGGAAAATGATAAATATCATCTTATCTGTTCTTTATTGATTTATAAATGATGCCTCTCATTGTATCTATTGCCACGTAGTAAGAAGGCGCTGGTTGTTCTATGATATATTTTAATACGCAATAACCTGGCGCCCTCATTTCTTGTTTGTACTTTAGAAATCTGGCGTATAAGTCTTTGTACATACACAATTTGTTTTCATTGGAAACTTTGATAGGTTTTCCACGATGCATAAGTGATATAACCCTACGCGCATTATCATAAGTTATGAAAAAACGAGGTGCCTCTTTCTTCATAACTTCCTGAATAATTTCTTCGGTTGAAATATAAGGCATACTTTTTCGTAAGCTTTTCAATGCATCAAAGTATGCTTCTCTTATAGAAATGTCTCTTATTTCTCTGAATATATCATCCATTATAATAATGTTTTATGCAAATATAATTAAAGTAATACTTTAAAAGTTGCGATTTTACTAAAAACGCAGCTTTTAGTTGTAAAAACGCAGGTATAGTTTTCCATTTTAGTGCTTTTTTTGTGCATCAAATAAATAAAGAATTTGCTTATGGAAGATATGGAAGAAAAGAAGGGGGAAACGGTAGTTGACAATACAGATTCAGTTCCGGTCAACGGACAGGTTCAAACTCCAACAAAACGGGATCAGTTGATATCGCTTTTGACTGAAGAAATTCCCGGTTATAATGCAGATGATGATGAATCGTCGGCTGAAATGTTGATGGGATATATCAATGGAAATAAGGAACAACGCAATAAGCTTGCCGAAGCTTTGCAACAAGATCCTCGTTTGGCTCAGATGCTTGCCGATATTGTAAACAAGAAACGTGGTGCCGGTAATGCAATGGCGCGTTATTTTGGCAAAGATTTGCTTACTGCGGAAGAAGGTACTCCGGAATATGATGATATTCTGGCAGCCGAAGAAGAACGAAAGCAGGAAATGGAGGCGATGGAGGCTAGCAAGAAGGAATATAATGATAACCTTGAAAAGAGCATGCCTATTGTAGAGGGATGGTGCCAGGAGAAAGGTTATGATATTGAGGAGTTTCTTGATAAGGTTTGGACGAATGTTATTTCTCCGATCATGTCGGGAAGTTATTCCCGTGAAATATGCGACTTCTTGGACAAAGGTTTGAATTACGACAAGGACACCCAAGATGCTTTGGCCGCTGGTGTAGTGAAAGGCCGTAATGAAAACATCAATAAGATGAAAGAAGAACGTGGAGACGGACTACCTAAAGGGATAACGAGTGTTCCGGGAAATCCTAATATGCGAAAAAGAAACTCTATCGTTGAGGCTGCTTTAAATGCTTGATTATTAACTGTTATAAATTTTAAAAAAAAGATGAAAGTATTTAGTTTTTTGAAAAGAGAGAAATGGACGGTTCTTTCCGTCCTGTTGACGCTTATTTGCGTCTTTGTTGGTGGCGGTGTACTTATGGCTGATGCTACCGTAATTACACCGGGTTCCACACCAGCTCCGGGAAATGCAGGCGAACCTACTCAATTACCAGGTAGCCCTACAACTGTTTCCGGAGTATCAGATGCTACTGGAGGTGTTGGTGGCGGCAATCTTATCCAACCGGATATTGATGACGATATTTTTCAGATTGGTACGGATGAGACTGTTTTGGATGGTATCATGCGTAAAGCTAAGAAGAAGGTTCGCGTTACAGGGTTTGAAGTGGACCACTTTGTTATCGATGAACAGAAATCTTCTGTGTTCACTACTGAAGATTATACTTCTGCTGGTGACCAGCAAGCTCCTATCAGTGTCCCTTCGGATGATCGTGGATTATTCCAGGAAAATGGTACGGTGTTGGTGAAAGGAGTCAACGGATATACCGAAGATGGAAAAACGGAAATCAAGGGAGTGGATCTTATGCTGTTTATTACCGGAAAAGATTCGAGTGGTAAACCCATTGTTATGGCAATTAACGGCCCGAAGACGAATGAAGGGGATGCTTATTGCAAAATTCCTTCAATTCCAAAGGGTACAGAAATCGTCATTTTGACGAATGCATGTGCCGAAACTCAGAAGGAAGTTGCTCCTGATGTTGTATTCCCGACCCCTAAACGAGTATATCTACAGAAGACTATCATGAATGAGGTAGTATCTGACTATTTTGATGCTCAAAAGAAACGTATTCCTTTTAACGAAGCTCAAATTGCTGAGGCTATGATTAAGCAACACCGCAGAAAGAATAATCGTTCTTTATGGGTGAGCCATAAGGGCAAATTGATGGTTGATCGTGGCAAAATGGGGCGTCAGTTGGTATATACTACCGAAGGTATTCGTTGGCAATTTAAGCGTGAGTATGAACACATCGGTCCGTGGACATTTGCTGATATTATTGCTTTGGCAAAATTGAAGTTCACAGGTCAGAACTGTTCTAAGGAAGCATGGTGGCTTATGGGACGTGATTTGCTGGAACAAATTCAGAATATTGATTTTACCAAGCATAAGGATATCACAATGACTTCCGATCAGCAATGGGGATTCTCATGTACGAAACTTCACACCGTGTTTGGAGATTTCTATTTGAAACATGAACCGACTTTGGATTATCTGGGGTATTCTTGTAGTGGTGGTATTCTTGATATGTCCGGTATCGTTCGCTATTATATCAAGAACGAAGAAACCAGTTCTGAAAAGATTGAGGGTGAAGAGGCTAAGAGAAAAGCTATCATCTCTATCAACGCTTTGGCGTTGAAAGGCTATTCTCATATCTGGGTCAATGGTGAGGATATTGATGGTGATAATATTCCCGGTGCTTCTGCTATCACTAATTGGAGTAACGCCACTGACGCACCTGAAAATCCGAAGTTGAATGATGTCATTTATTTAACTGTAGCTTGTGCCGGTATTACCGCTTCAAAGGCTGGTGATATTTATCAGTATAATGGTACTTCCTGGGAGAAATATTCAGGTGTAATTTACGCTCAAAACTGATTCTGTGACAATCTAAGGGCGGAGTATTGCTCCGTCCTATAATTTTTATGATATGAAGATTTATAAGAAAAAATACGCAATTTATGGAATGATAGAACAAAGTTGTGTCTTTCCTATGGGTACAGGGCATATCCGTGTTGATTTCCGTCATGGGTCTTTAACGACTGCTGGTATTGTCCCTGCTACATTCACAACCCCAAATCCGGTAATTCAGCAAGCAATTGAAAATTCTCCTAAATTTAAAGCAGGGGTTATCAAAGAGGTAGAATCTGTTTTGATTCGAGATACGGGTACATTGCAAGTTCAAAGAGGAGGAACTCAGAAGTCTGGTAAAGTTGTTGTGGAAAGTATAGGGCAAAATACTACTTCTGATATATCAGAATCTGGTGAAACAAGTGAAGGTGCTGGGGTGTATCCAGATGTGAAGAATTCGCAGCAAGCGAAAGACATCTTAATGGGTGAGCCTTATAATATCCCTCTTGCTGATCTTGGAAATAAAGCTGCAATACAGGCTAAAGCTGCTGCAATTGGTATTTCATTCCCTAACTGGAAATAATAATGACTGAACAGGAAATCATAAGTAAAGTCAAAGCGATACTCAATGAAATAGGAGAGGAAGAGACTCTTTCTCTCCTATCTGAAGATACGGTCAAGATTGAAGAGTATATAAAAGCGGTTATACCAGATGCTGTAAGTTTGGTACAAATGAATTCTCCTGTTAGATGTGTCAATAAGAAAAATGGTGTTTCTTCTGATGCTACTGTGACCTCGGATAGTGAGGGGAAATGTCTTATACCTGTTCCTGATGATTTTGTCTCTTTGATTGCGATCAAACTTTCTAATTGGAAGAGAACTTGTATTGTAGCTTTTGATTTAAACTCAGAGGAATATAAACAGCAATGCAACTCTTATACAAGGGCTGGGAGTTACAAACCTGTGTGCATAATGGGATATAATAACTCTGGTAATAGAGTACTAATGCTATACTCTGCAAAGTCTGATTCTAAATTAGAAATGTTCGTGTATGAAGCGAAATATACCCTTGGTACAGACTTAGATATTGATCAGAATGAACCTGTATCGCAAGCTATCTGCTATATGGCTGCTAGTTTAGTGTATTCCATCTTTGAGAATAAAGTAACATCTCAAGAGATGAGGAACATTGCAGTCAGTCTTATTCCACAAAAGTAATATGTATCATATAGATGAAGAAAATAGCGACGTTATTTTTGAGGTAAATGGTAATAAGGTTGCCTTGAAAATAGTTTCTTCTCCCGGAGAAGGTGGGGGAGGAGCATCTATCTATTTGATAAAAGTAGGGGATACTACAATTCCTACCAATAAAAACACATATTCAGCCTTAAGAATACTGGCTGAGATTACAGCTAATAACGAGGAACTGAAAAAAATATTCCTCCGTAAGGACAAAATCGACAGTACTGACTATCTATTGCGTCTATTAGGAGGCATAGAGGTTGGCGAAGCCATAGACTCACTCACTGCGGGCAAGGGCATAATCGCGGATGATAAAGGGAGGATACAGGCTGACCGCATGGAGTTGCGGTCATCGCTGACCGTTTTAGAGCTTATCTTCAATCGGCTTTCAGCTATGGAATCTGATTACTCATTTTCCGAATCCGGCACGATTGAAAGCGTGGAACTTCTGGAAGACGGTACTTACCGTTTACCACTGCGTAAACGTTGGGAGAATGATTTCACGGCATTAGCAGAGAATGATGTGGTTTACGGCATTGTCAACGACTTGGCATTAGGTGGTGGCAATTATTACACATCCTGGTTGCGTGTCTTGCACGTCGACACATCGGCCAATACCATCAATGCTGTTATGTATCCGGATAGTGAGGTTCCCGGTGGTAAGAACTATCCTCCAGAACCATTAATGATATTGTCTCATCGTGGTAATCCGGTAAATGCAGAGCGTCAGGGATACTGGTATCTATCCAGCCGAGAGAAGTGCATCTGTATGTTAGACGGTGTCATAAAGCCTATATTGGAAGAAAGCAACTACTCCATCATCATAGGGCGTCTGAAGCCTTTGTCACTGTTTGACAATCTGCCAATCAACTACCTGCACACCTACGTATATTGCCGTGGTATTGCTGTTCAAGACATTCACCGTATTGACTATGAGGGAATACCTGTACGGGTTGAAAACAACCGTGGCAAGTGGAGCGCAGAAGAATCGGTGAGCAATCCTTATCAATCTACTCAGGAGGTGTACGATGCAGTATATCACTACGGTTGCAAATGGATGTGTCTGGTAACGGGTACTACCGAAGAACCACAGTATGCATCTACAGGATGGGCTATGATCGAAGGAAATCCGGACTTTACTATTGACATTGATAGCAGTAATGGCTGGTACTTTGACGCGGATAAGTTTGAGACTACCCTTAAGATTACCGGTAAACTGTACAATCAGGATGTAACACCTCATATCCTTGATGCCGATGTGGAATGGACACGTGATACAGGTAACGTAACGGAAGATAATGCCTGGGCGGTCGCACATGCTGAAGCAGGAAAGTCCTTACCGTTGACAGTGAATGACCTTGGTCCCGACTATATGAATATGACTGGATGCAAGTTTATAGCAAGAGTGCTGTTGCGTGACGGACAGAATAATTATGAGACAACAGATTATGTACCTTTTTAAATTGTAATATTATGGAAAAAATTGGATGCCTTTTTTATCCGCATGTAGTGGAATACTCATATAGGCTATTAGGAGTTTTCCCTATGCGTTCGATGACTATAGTTCACGTAGAGAAATTCTATGGCGAAGAAGCATTAAAAAAAGCGGTTGAGAAAAAAACAGGCCGCAAAGTTGTAAGAATTATATCTCATACCTGATTATGCAGAGTAAACAGCGCAAAATAACGATCAACTATCGCCCTCTTCAGATAAGTGGAGACATCGAAGTTGTAGGCAGCGTACCCGATATGCAGGTGTATCAGGCTGATAAGAATGAATACACCCCGGACTATACGCTTACTCCCCTGACGCTCTTTCCACGTTGTAACGCCACCGATCCGGATGCAGTTGCCAAGCTTGGTACTGTCAATGCTTCATTGACGAACATGAAATGGTATGAACGTATAGGCGGTATTCGAACATTGATCACATCATCTAATACCAATTATGTAATTACAGATTCAGGATCGGAAAAGGGAAAGATTCAGATGAAGAAAAATGTCTCGACGATCAATCCCGTCACACTTGAATTTTATGCCGAGTATGTAGACAGTAAACGTAGCGGGCAAACATACGTGTACAATTTTACCCGGTTAATCCGTTCGGTGGATGGCAGTGAACCGACTCCTAAACTGATGATAGACTCACCTTCAGGTTTGGACTGGAATCCTCTGCGTGACACTGTACAGCAAACGATCACCGCTAAGCTGATTATAGGAGATACGGATGTGACCGCTACGAATAAATGCAGGTTCTTCTTTTACCGGAAGCTTGAAAATGGATCGCTTGAACAGATAGTTGACGGTAACGGTGATAACGACTGGGAGTTTGTGTCGCTCAATAAGAATGTATTTACTTTCGACCGGAATTATATAGGTGAGGATCAGATATATGTCTGTAAAGCCTCTTATTCCAAGGATGGCACTCCGGCTTCTACACCTGATGATGGTATTGGCTATGTATCTACTACTATCCGCCGCCGGATACCTTCAATTGAAGTCGACTGGAAAGGTGTACCGCAACAGGTGGCCGATGGCACGACGGTAATATATCCAAAGCCTATAATTCGAGATACGATAGGTGATATCCCTAACCCTTCCGAGGTACTGGATTGTGAATGGAGAACCAAAGCGGCGGGGGCTTCTTCGTACACGTTGGTGGCAACCGGCTTCAATCCGAGTATCCCTTTCACTGACGGGATGATGCTCGATCTGACAGTAATAGACAGAGGCCCCTATGCTGCTCTGGTAACGTCTGACGGAAAGTATATCGTAAACAGCGATAACAAGTTTATCGTTGCAAGGAAAAGAATTGTTTAATTTTAAAATACTTGATTATGGCATTTTACATCAAAGTAACCAAAGAGGTGGCGGATGCGCTCGATCTGACTGCTATCCGTAATAAAACAGCAGATGGCAATGTGCTGTTATGGCAGGCTGACGTAGCGGGCTTTCCCGGTGATACCGTGTTCGAGCGTGCTGTGGAAGTAGGCGGTGTCTGTCTTACTCCGCAGCAAGCGAAGGCAGAGATCGACGGAACAGACAATCCCACTGAGGTTAGCACGCCGGATAAATATAAAGTAGAAGATCCTGAGGAATCTGACAATACAGAAGGGGAGGTAACCAATGAGCATAGCGAGTAAAGTCGGACAGGTGACCTTTTCGCAGAAGTCCGGTGTATATATGGCGGCAATCCTGTGCGATAAAGGTGACTTATACCAGGAATATGACGGTGATTCATCCGCTCCTACAAACATAGCGCCGGATTTTACGACATTGAAACCTACATTGTCTTTCCTGCTGACTTCCTCCCGTGTAGCTGAAGGAATTGTTGTGCCATCTTCCATTAAGTGGTATTTCAACGATGTACTTATTAATTTCACGTCCAATGTGTCGACAAATACCTTCGGAGGTGAAACCGGGCACTTCAGGTTTGTGCCGTATGCTGCCGGTACTACAAACTATTACGGCCTTCAGGTAGTAAAGAACCTTGTGAAGGCTTCTGCTGGCGCAAGCTGTACGATCAAAGGAGTGGCAACGGTGACAGTCGGTAATGTTTCGGATGAAATACAATGGGTTTATCCTATCCCGATAACAAAGGGAGTCGGAAATCAGAAAGTGGTGACCATCATGGCCGGCGATGACAAGTACTTCGCCATCCGGGAGAAGGGAGGCAGTGTTATATTGTCAGCCGTTGCCCGTTTGGGAGCTTCGGAACTGACAGCCGGTTTATCATACAAATGGTACAGGATGATCAACAATGCATGGAACCTGATCAGCGGACAAACCGGAAAGAACCTGACGGTAACGGACAGCATGGTGGATACTACCGGCATATTCAAGGTAGAGGTATATCAGGATTCTACTCTTATTGGTTTGGATACTCAGACGGTAATCGATTTGTCTGATCCCTATGACATCATAACCAATCCGACACCGGAAGATGAGACCATCAGCAAGGCAGGAGATACGGTAGTCTACAGGCCTATTCTTGTCAAACGTGGAGAGACAACGAAGGCCAAGGATATGACATTCTATTTTGTTTTCATGGACAGTGCCGGCGTGATACTTAATCCCTCTACGGCTAATACTCCTTCCGCCTCCGGTACCTGTACTTATGAAATGTGTCAGCAGGCAGGCGGCAACGTGGCATGGACAATAACAACTAAAGATTGATAATATGACATTAGCAACAAAAACAGGAGAAGTTAAATTCCTTCAGCAGGGGAAACGAGGTATGTTGCCATACCCGGCAGGTGAATATGACCTACATACATCTTATGTTTGTACGGATATGCTCGCTCCTTATGTACTATACAATGGTATCTATTATGTGATGAACCAGGTCACAACATGGGTCGGACAAGGTATGCCATCTAATATCAATAATCCCCAAAAAGATTATGCTGTCAATGGTACAAAGGCTACTTGGATACCGTTTGAAAACTACAAGGCCATTTATGTAGAACTCCTGATGGCTAACTTCGCAAAATTGGCGAGTGCTGTCTTTTACGGTGACTATATGTTCTCACAACAAGGTGTTGATGCTGACGGCAATCTGACGTCAAATTATAAAGGGTTCGGCTCGAATGACTTTACACCGAATATCCTTTTGGATTTTAAAACGGGGTATGCAAAATTAATCAATGCCGATATAGTCGGAATTTTAAGAGCAAAAGCAGTATATACGAGTTTTCAACGACTGATTTTTGAATCGGGATACGTTCTTAATCCTCTAAAAGATGGTTTGAATATACTTACTCAAGGTAATGGTTTTACGCCTACTTTGGTCTTGCCATCTCCTGCAGATTGGGATGGTGTTCAATTGACAATCTATATTCCAACACCATCAACTCGCCTGAATACAGCAATATATATTAAAAACAATAATGGGTATTTTGAATACAATAAACGTGTTTATGATGAAAAATATAATAGATTTCTGTGTTATGTAGGATATACCAGACTGCAGTCTGTTGATGGGAATTGGTACATAGAATCAGTGACAAAGGATGACTTGTCTAAAGTGTAATGGTAATACAGAGAAATCTGTCTTTATACAGCTTTCCCTTGATGCTATAAATCGGGAATTAATTAAACAAAAAGAGACTAAAAATAAAATGTTAAATTGGGCTGAATTTCATAGTAGAAAAAACGCCCGTTAAAAACGGAAGATATGATTGAAAAGGTACAAGTAACGGATACAAGT